TAAAGGTCTGTTCTACAGCAAAGTGCTTCGGCCGCTGTTTGGCAGCGAGCACGTACCCATGAAGGCACTACAGAACATCGAAGAGCATTTCAACCTGTACATGCGCAACGCGCTGTTCCTAGTTGTCGACGAGTTCCACATGTCGTCGTCATCAATCGGCACAATGAAGATCGCCGACAAGCTCAAGAACCAGATCACGGAAGACACCATCACGATCCGCGCAATGCGGACCAACCAAGTGGAGATTCCGAACTACACGAATTTCATCTTCCTAACCAACAGGAACGACGCCATCAAGATCGAGGACGGCGATCGGCGGTACAACATCCCGCCCCGCCAGGAATGCAAGATCGAAGAGGCGTACCCCAAGCTTCTTAAAGAGCTCGACCTTATGACTGAAGAGCTCGACGCATTTGCTGGTTATCTGCAGACCTTCAAGATAGACGAACGCATGGTTCAGACCTGCATCGACAACACTGCCAAAAACCAAATGCGGCATGTATCGATGTCTATCATGGAAGAGTTTGCCGAAGCGCTAAAGCGAGGAGATTTGTTGTTTTTTAGCGACATCCTCGAGATTAACATTTCTAACGCGCAAAACATGAACGAAGTATCTACTGCGCAGCGCATCGTCAAAGGCTGGATTGCCTTAGCCAAGTTCACATATATGGTAATCCCAATGGAGCATTTGCGTACGGTTTTTCACGTACAAACCGAAGCAAACCCCCGTTTGTCACAGCGAGAATTCGCCAAGCAAATGAGTAAGTTTGGGATAGTGCCTGGCCGTAAGCGTATGCCAGGAGCCGGCCGAGAAACGCATCCTGTTACAGGCGTTATTGTAAATTGGCAACAAGACGAGCTTGAGATTCATAGACTAATCAAAGTCTACTTTGATGCAACAGACGAACGACAACTGTTGCAAAATCCAGACATTGGCTATACTAATACCAGTAATTACAACTGAGTATAGTCACTTTGAAAAACTTAACGCAGAGCTCCAGGCCGGACTCTGACGACGCTTTCCAAAAACCCGACAAATTCGGCCCTGTTTCTACGTGGTCTTATTCGGCTCTCAAGACTTTCGAAGAGTGTCCGTACAGGATCTTCATCCAACGCGTTAAAAAAATCCCTGAGCCCCCAAGCTCAGCAGCTGATCGCGGTACCGCGATACACAAACTAGCTGAAGAGTTCATAAAAGGCGAGATCGGCGAGCTTCCGCCAGAACTGGCCAAATTCGCAGACGACTTCCACGAGCTCCGCCACCTGTTTAGCGAAGCCAAAGTAGAAGTCGAAGGCGAATGGGGATTCAGCATAGAGTGGGAAGCTGTAGGCTGGATGGTGCCGCAGACCTGGGCACGCATCAAACTTGACGCAATAGTGCATCAGGACGAGACCAGCGCCCGAGTCATCGACTTTAAGACAGGCAAAAAGTTCGGCAACGAAATACATCATTCACAGCAATGCTTGTTGTACGCTATTGCCGCTTTCTTCCGATTTCCGCTTATCGAGCTTGTGCAAACCGAGCTTTGGTATCTGGATAAAAGAGAGCGGACTGTTCGCGCGTTTACTAGAACAGAAGCTATGCAGTTCGCACCAAGCTTCCATCGCAGGGGCGTCATCATGACAACCTGCGAAGACTTTGCCCCGACGCCTAGCAAAGACTCATGCAAATGGTGTCCGTACAGCAAAGGTGAGCACCCTGAGTGTACTTGGGGGATTAAATAAGTTCTCCTTTTAGCTCCTCTAAATGAGGAGCTTTTTTTGCGGGTATACATAGCCCACGTAGCCCAAGGAGAACTTATGGCTCTTTTCATGAGGTTGCTTGCAGCCTTAGAAATAGTTTTATTTCTCAAAAAGTTACGAGAACAAAATGACTCAACTGCAAATTATCAACGTTCAACTTCTATCCAATCGAACAAGATACCGCAAGAGCATCAAGCCCCCCAACGGCAAGATGCTCAAACCGGGAAGCAGTAATAAAAAACTCGGGGCCCTCGTCCGCAAAGGAATGTGGCGGGGGCTCCCGATCTTTTCCCTAACTCTCGAAGAACGTAAAACCTGCCCATCGCACTGCGAACAGTGGATGAACTGCTACGGCAACAACATGCCATTCGCTCATCGGTTTGACCACACCAATCCGTGGTTCGAGCTTTCTCTGACCAATGAACTCGTTCAACTGTCCGAGAAACACAAACCAGGGTTCGTGGTCCGTTTGCACGTACTCGGCGACTTCTACTCCGAAGAGTACGTACGCTTCTGGCTTGGCATGATGTGCTCACTGCCACAGATCAAAGTATTCGGCTACACGCACCATCGCCACGACAGCACGATCGGCAGACTGATCGGCAACTTAAACCACACGTTCCCTCAGCGCTGGCGCGTCCGCTTCTCGGACGACCCCAACATGGAGTTTCGCTCCCAGGTTGTTGCGTCCGAGCAACACGCCGGTAACGACGGCATCGTCTGCCCCGAACAGCTCGGGCTCACGGAGTCCTGTGGCGACTGCGGCTACTGCTGGCATAGCGAAAAACCGGTTTATTTCCTTGAACATTAGTATTAGTTCCGCTAATATCGAAACCTTACTGAGATATTTCTAATGCTTAAACAGTTCGATCATCAAGTTAAAACTACTAATTTCCTACTTAAAACACCGCGAGCTCTCATCACGTCCGACCCTGGTACGGGTAAAACTCGCAGCGTTCTTGACGCCTACGTTAAGCGTAAAGAAGGGCGCATGCTTGTTCTTGCGCCGCTATCAATCTTGTCTGCCTCCTGGGCAGACGACATCAAAAAATTTCAACCTGGTCTTACGCATGTAGTTGCGTATGCCAAAAACCGAGAAGCCGCGTTTCTTGGCAACGCTGACGTTGTAATCACAAACCACGACGCAGCCAAGTGGCTCGCAAAAAACGAAAAACTCCTGAAAGGATTCTCAACGCTTTGCATCGACGAGTTCACAGCGTTCAAGAACAAAGACAGTCAGCGCAGTAAAGCAGTTGCCAAAATAGTTGCTAAGTTTCCGTACCGCATCGCCATGTCAGGTACGCCAAACAACAACACCATCCTAGACATCTGGCATCCGACATTCATCGTGGACGACGGAGAACGGCTCGGAAAACGTTTCTATGGTTTCCGATCAGCGGTCTGCACTTCACGATTCAATGGCTTTGTCAACGAATGGGTCGACAAGACTGATGCCCAACAGATCGTTGCTGCAGCAATCAAAGACATCAACATTCGCTACCGTCTTGAAGACTGCATCGACATGCCAGAGCAATCTGTACATACAATGTGTGTACAACTAACGCCAGCCATCATGGAGCAGTATAAGCTTCTAGCCGAAGACTCTGTTCTTTACACCGGCAAAGCAACAATTAATGCAATCAACGCCGGTGCCCGCGTCAAGAAACTACTTCAGCTTTGCACTGGTGCCGTTTACACAGAAGACGGAATAGTTGCTGGAGTCCATGAAGAGCGTTACGAACTGGTGATGCAGCTCGTAAGTGAGCGCAAACACTCACTCGTAGCGTTCAACTGGCGGCACGAACGTGAGCATCTTACTAAGCTAGCCGACAAGATGAAGATAGAGTACGGCGTAATTGACGGCGACACGCCTGCCAATAAGCGCAAAGACATCGTCGATCGAATGCAAGCCGGGCAACTCCAGGTTGTATTCGCTCATCCTCAGTCAGCCAGTCACGGGTTAACCCTGACCACTGCTACCAGCGTTATCTGGGCGTCTCCAACGTACAACGCAGAACATTACCAACAGTTCAACCGCCGCATCTACCGCACCGGTCAGACCCAAAAGACCGAGGTTATACATATTGCTGCCAGCGATACCTGGGAACCAGACGTCTACACCAAGCTCGAGGGCAAGCTCGAGCGTATGGATGAGCTCCTTTCGATCCTAAACAAACTAACCCCTATGAGGAAAGCTTCGTGAATACAGCTGAAGTACTTGTCCCTTATGAAGTAGAGCAAGACCTGCTGCTCTCGCTCAGCATCAATGCTCTTATCGAAAAGCGCGCTGACTTCAAGCGCCAGATCGACAAACTAAACAAACAACTCAAGGAACTAAACGCATCACAAGACGAAATCGATCTTGCGCTGCTCAAGAAAATGGATAGCGAAGGGTTATCCCGGACTGCCAACGGCGACTATTCGGTATCCATCAATGAAGACACGGTCCCGGAAGTGGTCAATTGGGACGCCCTGTATGACTACGTCGTCGAGACCCGTGACTTCAGTTTGATTCAACGGAGGATTAGCTCAACGGCTTACCGAGAGCTGCTGAAGCTCGGGGAAGGAGTCCCCGGTCTTTCGCCCAGGGTCATTCGTAAAATCAACTTTCGTTCACTTTAACTAAAGGAAAATACATGTCTAAAACATCAAATGCTGTCGTCAATGAAGAGCCGTCTACTTCAATCGTAATGGCTTCCAGTAGCGATTCATTACCCGCCCACATTGCCGAAGATGGTGGCACTGGCCTTGGCAACGAAAACGTCGGTCAGCACGTCACCATCCCTCGCGTCAAACTTCTTCAGAAGATGTCGGACGAAGTAGACAAGTACAACTCCAAGTACATTCCTGGAGCTGAGCCTGGTCATTTCCTCAACTCGCTGACCGGACACAACTACGGCGAAGTGCTGTACGTAGTCAGTCTGTTGTTCAAAAACGAGTACGTCGTATGGCGTACACGCGACGCTGGCGGCGGAATCCTTGGTTCGTTTACTTCTCAGTCCGCTGCGCAAGAAGCCATTAAGAAACAAGACAAACCGCAGGATTACACTATCACGGATACGCATTCGCACGTCCTACTGGTCAAAAATCCAGAAACCGGTGAGCTTGACCGTACGCCTGTAATCATGGACTTCTCAAGCTCAAAAATGCGCATCTCGCGCAATTGGAACTCGATGATTGGCCTCAAAGGCGGCAACCGTTTTGCCGGTCTCTGGAAGCTAAAGTCTGTATCCGTAACCAACAAAGCCGGAGCGCAGTTCATGAACCTCGAGGCAGAGTGGGTCGGCTGGGCGACTAAAGAAGACTACGAGTACTCCAAAAGCGTTTACCTCGCACATGCCGGGCGCAACGCTGCCTAACATTGGCGAATGAACGAGCACGGTTTTATTCGAGCCGTGCACGCGGATCTTCCACCGGAAATCTTCCGGTGGAAGATTCACGACACATTTGCTGGCGGTGTCCCCGACGCATTCTACGCGGGGCCTGCCAGCACACTCTTTGTCGAATACAAATACATAAAATCCCTACCTAAACGCAAGTCAACGCCAATAAAAACTTGCCTTACACCTCAGCAAAAACACTGGCTAAACACGTTGTACGACTTGTCACAACCTGTTGCGCTAGTGGTTGGTGTTAGCAATCAAGCGTTAATACTATTAGACAAACGTTGGAATGCTAATATTTTTAAAACCAACTTCCTTCAAGAAGCTGCGCCACGAAATCAAATAGCCTCTTGGATAGTACAGTTTTGCACGTTTAAAGATAAACAAAAGCCAAGGTAATCTACCGAGGATTCATGCAGTACGATAAAGAAAGTTTGCCAGGCTCCTGGCAACGAGAAATCGACTATAAACTTGACACCCCACAGAAACTGTGGGCTGAGATCTACGAACTACGCAGTCGCATCCGTGCTTACCTTTACGAGATCGACCAGCTAAAAACACGCATCGACGAGCTTGAGTCGCCTAACTCGCACTGGCTAAAAGAGCCCTAAGAAGTTACGTTATGAAAACAATCATCCACGTTAACCAACACGCCATACGCCGTAACGTCAAACTGACCACAGACCACGAACCGGTGCTAACGGTCAAGACTTACAAGTCAAATGTCTACGGTCACTCGGTCGCCATAAACGGTCCATCCAAGATCGTCTATTCTCCAAACAAACCTTTGTCTTGCGGCGCTCGAGTGTGGATTGAAACTGAAGCCGAAGTAGAGATAACAGCATGAGCCACATCAAATACCCAAAAACCGTCCTTGAAAAAGTTATGGGAAAAACCCGTGCTATGAAGATACAACAGCGCCAGCTCACACCAGCGCTGCAAAAACTAGACGAAGGTTTTTCTGAGTTAATAGACGAGCTAATCGAACCCTTGATGGTAAAGCGAATGAAAGATGCTATTGCCACCTTGCAAAAAGATCGCAAACTACGAGCCAAAGGCCGGGGAACCCCAGTCTTTTTTATCGACAAAGACGATGACGTCCAAAAGATTGACGAATACGTAAAAGCACTGCAGACTGTCGTCTCTTACTACTCCAGTCCGTTTTAGGGGAGCCGGGTGTGGCCAGCAGCAATGTGTGGCCTCCACCGGATGCCTAGAGTGAGCAAACCCAACTATCTCACCCGGCTCTTCTTCTTACTCTTATTTTGTTTTATATCAGAACAGCGTGCCGTGCCAGCACTAATACGCAAGCGCGCAAGAGGCGGCTGGCTGCGCTTTTACAATCTGCGTCATAGCTATTTGCGCCAGCCATAATCATTTTTTAACTCCTCCTGCAACCTAGCTAGGTACCACGCTGCCTTATCAACGTCTTCGGCTGGCTTGCCCTTATAGTTGTATCGCCACAAGTACTTCAGGATATTCCCTTTCAGATAACCCCTGAACTCAATAGGAGACATGCTAGCTTTTATAGCTTCGATACACTCGATCTCACCAGTGTTGTAATGCTTCGGCTTATTGACCACATCTTCCATAAGCAAACTCACTCCATCGATATCAACATGTGATGCAACAGATGCGACACTCGATCCACGAGCGGCTCGTCTGCTGAAAGTTCGTAGTAACCGGCCACGTCAAGAATTGCGTGGACCGCCTCGTGCAGAAATATCTGCTGCCTGTATGTTCCTTTAAGTGACGCCAGTAACTCAATCCTGTACTGCTCTGGCAGCCACATTCCTACGCAATCTTCGCCGTGCTTCCATTTCTTGCGGGGGATATTAACTATTTCAACGTTATGCCCAGCTAGGCTAAACGCCTTTGGGATTCCGTCACTAATCCGCTTAACACCAGGCATACCGCCCCCCTCACTTCATAGACGGTAATTTTACCCTTTCTTTTTAGGGGCAGAGTAGCCTTTAGACGGCTTCTTTTTTTCCATCTTAATTGGCTTAACCGGAGCATTAAGCACGCATTTCTTACCCTTGTGCATTGTCTTCTCCAACTGGTTTAGGGAACTTTTCTTTAACGGCGGCAATCTTGCGAGCCATTTCTTCAAGAGCCGCGCCGCCTTTCCATAAGGCGTCAAGCTGATCCTTGACGTCCGGATACGCATTCCGCCGTAGCTCGGCGTAGTCCTGCTTAACCCTGAGCTTCACACGGCACCTCCACGGTTCTGTCTAGGTGACGTACATTCAGCAGCGTCGCAACAACCGTCTGCGTGTAGTCCACCTCAAACTCAATCGAGTTCTCGTTCATTACTACTAACTCCGAGCCGACATAAATCACGGTCCCGGCTGGTATCCTTTCAATCTTGTTTTGCCCAATGGATACCCTGAACGGAGTACGCGGCAGCATCTTGCTAGCGGTGTGGTCATACCACACGTCGTTCGGGTTGATCCTTTCGTCCATGTAGACAACAGCCGCTTCACTGCTGACATCCACAGACTCTGGACTGCCGTCGAGTACGTACTTGCATCTACCGTCTGTATCAAACACAGCCATGAAACTCATCTTTTTGCACCCAGCAGCGAGATAGTGCTGTTACGCAGCCAGCACGGGTTGCTTCCGTTTCCCATTGACAAATCTACACGACGACTACCAGTCAAAATTTTTATTCTTGCAGTCGTAATGTTTCTTGCCGTAAAGGTCATAGCAATCGGAAGAGAAGCCATTGTGTCTGCACCACTGTCGGTCCTCAATCCTACTTGCTGTTGCGCGACTAGTCGATACCCAGCGCCGGTATCCAAGAGCATAAAAAGATGCTGCCCAGAGTCGTTGTACGCGTAGTGTGATCCGTCGTGCGTTGCGTAGTACACAATCTGCACAGCGGCGGTAGCGTCAACGCCCACAGTTACCGTTGGGGTTTCTATGACGGTGATCGCGTTTTCAAACGTCGGCGCGCTATAAGTGATAACCCTAACGAAATCACCATTCCCTGACCCTACAAAGACGAAGCCGTATATCGGGATATTATACTCGTCGTAGTAAAGAAACTGATACGCGTAATCACCGTTATGTGGACCAACGAAGTTGTAGCTTGTATTTACCCCACTATTCGTCAAAATGATCGCAGACGCGGTCGGTATGTATACATCATTCGCTGTGTACACCTCGGGCTGCGTGATTGCGTTGCCAGCAATCTTTAGCGTGCTGACAGCGAGATCACTAATCTTTGCTGTCGTGATAGCAGCAGTATTGATCTGAGCCGCGTCAACGCCGAGATCGCGGATCTTCAGCCGGTTGCGGTCAATGCTTGGATCATAAACCGAGTCGAGCGTGACGTTGTCGATCGTAAGACGAGCAGTATCAATTGAGCCCGCCGTGATCTTGTTCGCATTAATACTGGCAATCTTGGCGTCATCGATCGCAGCGATGCCAATTTTGGCGTTCGTGATCGTACCGTTGCGAATGAACGCGTCGCTGATGTAGACACCAGCTGGTACTGCAACTCCGTTGATGGTGGTAGCAGAAGTTTGAACAATAAAAGGAACGATTGTCGCCTGACCGGGCGACGCAATCGAAAACCGATCAGCACGGACAATAAACTCAGAACTCGGCGCTGCGTTGTTAAGCGTCGAAGCAAGTCCAAAACCAGATACATGCCCGTTTAGATCAACCTTTACGGTGAACTGCCCGAACAAAGTACCATCAGCAGTTGCACGCGTCGTAGCTTCAGCCTGGATAGCCGCTGTGTTAGCGCCAACTGTAGCGTTAACTTGGTCAATGTACGAAGCTTGGGCTGTACCGTTAGGAAATATCTCGGTGTTTAACAGACTAACAGCGTTAGCTGTGGCCACAACACCAGTTGTAGCATTATTTACGGTACTCTGAAGAGCCGTAATTGAGCTACCTTGGGCTGTTATCGTACCTTCAGCACTAGTCACACGGCTATCCAAAGCACTCAACGCCGTTGACGAAGCTCTGGTAGCAAGTCCAGTAGTGGGGTGACTAATAGTATTTTGCAATGACGTAATAGACGTCGATTGCGAAGTGTTTACTTCTTCTGCTGCTGTTACACGGCTATCCAAAGCACTCAACGCCGTTGACGAAGCTCTGGTAGCAAGTCCAGTAGTAGGGTGATCAATAGTATTTTGCAATGACGTAATAGACGTCGATTGCGAAGTGTTTACTCCTTCTGCTGCTGTTACACGGCTATCCAAAGCACTCAACGCCGTTGACGAAGCTCTGGTAGCAAGTCCAGTAGTGGGGTGATTTACAGCATTGCTCAACGAAGTGATCGATGAACTATTTGATACTATGTTTCCTTCTGCAGTTGAAACTCTAGTAGTTAATGCCCCAAGCGCAGTAGAAGTAGCAACTACCCCCGTCGTCGGATTCTCTACGGTACTTTTTAACCCCACAATAGCTTGCGCTGCTGCAGAAGTACTGTCCGATGTAACCGTATTAATCTCAACGATTTTAGAACCGTTGTTTTTTACTATGTCGCCTATGCTTGTATAGCTACCTAAAAGTGTCCAAAACGTAGTGTTAGTTGGCAAGTTACTAGTAGTCGAGCTTTTAGCTTCATACAGATTTGCGTTGTAAACAACAATGTCGCCTTTCTTGTAGGCAGTAGCATTGTCGTACTCCATAGCGTCATCGAGTAAAGCAATTGCAGCTGCACGAGCAGTGGCTTCTAAAGCAATTGCAGCTGCACGAGCAGTGGCTTCTTGCGCTACACGCCATGCAACGGAGTTTGTTACTAAAGCGCTGGCATCAATCAAATTGATCCGTTCGCCTAACGTAGTAAACAACTGTGACTCAGTTATAGCCCCGGTCAAAACGGTAAGCAGCGCATCGACATCCGCTGCCGTTACTGCTTGATCGCCGTTGGCCGAGTGGAACGGGCCAGCAATATCGTACGTAGATACGTGGCGAGCCCAGTAGTAGTACGTCTTGCTCTGCCCAACCGGGTCAATGAAAGAAATACCAGAGCTAATGCCGACCAGCTGAGCATTACCAATGACGTTAGATGTATGTCGCCAGATTTCCGTGTGAGAGTGCGGCCCGTAGTTCGGGTAGTCCCAGAAGCAGGTAATAATCGAGTACCCGCCGGTCGCCGAGAAGTTTGTCGGCGCAGTGGGCGTACCGTTCGCGGGAGGATCTGGGTCAGGATCAGCGGGCGGTTTACCAATTTGATACGGGTTGCTGCCGAGCTCTATAGCAAGACCAGAGTCCAGCAACTCACGAAACGTGATCGCTCGATCGCGGGCATCGCCGCGTTGACCGAGGCGAATCTGCAGAGCCTCAGAGATACTTTCCAGGTACCTACGAAGCGCCGGAGAAATATCCGCCGGCGGTTTACCTAAACCAGGTATCTCGGTCGCGTTTGTTGTACGCGCTTTGGTCATAAGCCAGCTATCTCATCCATGCTCTGGGCAAGGCAGACTTCATCGATCTCAACGGCCCCCGACACCTGGACCTCCCACACCTGAGCCAGCTTTGCAGGAAGACGCATCACAGGCTCACGTAATGATCCGGTCATAGCGCCGTTTGGTACGGTAACGGTCTGGGTGTAAGTGTTGTTTGCAAACGACAAACTGTAGTGGGCGATCAACGTACCGTCCGCCCAGACCTTCACTGCAACCGGGTAAGCCTGAGCGTGCACGGACACCCAGCTCATGCTGGTTGGCTTCGGCAGAACGAGCTGCTTAGACTTCCAGGTGAGAGTGCGTTTTGTGCTACTGCCACGGTACTTGGCAATTTTGTTGTTGACGATTAGGTAAAGCTCACCGTCCTTCGGATTCATGTACCCGCCGCGTACCGCGTTAGCCGTGGTCAGTGTCGAGAGGGCTGCTTCCTCGGCCCGTGGATCGTATACAAAGCCCTTGTTGACCCCGCCCTCAGTCCAGAACGCCACGTAGGTGTTCTCGTGCCTAAAGGCACGGTAGGAGGTCGGAGCGAAGATGTCAGACCACTGCCTGGACGAGATCAACCCTTCGGTGACCACGCGCCCATCACCACTGCTCACGGCGCACAAACCGTCTGGTCCTGCGTAAAACAGGACCAACCCCATGTCGACCACGCTGTTCACGTTGACACAGGCCTGTGGCAGGTCAACACGAATCGCGGTCATCGCACTGGGGTCAGTTCCCGTGATGAAGTAGGGGGTGCCGTTGGTCAGAGCGACAACACCGTTGGCCACGGCCCCGATGGCCACGATGTCCTCCTCGACCGTGATCCGGTAATCCACCGGCCAGGCATGCGGGAGGAACGGTTCACTGACACAGAACCGTTTACCGGTGAACCCGGCAAACACGCCGTTTGCCACGGCTATCAGACCCTTCATCGGGCCGTCCGGGTACAGCGAGACGTTGTCGTCCGGGGGGCCAATCCAGGTCCCGCTTGGGAGCACTTCCCCAAGACCTGCTGACGGGGTCGTGTCGGCGTAGGTGGTAGTAGCCAAAGACACTTGGGCCAGGAACTGAAACGCCGTATTCGTGGAGCCGGTATTGGACCGGTAGATACGCTTTAACGAACCGTTGCCGAAGTTGTAGTTGCCACTCGGCAGCTGGTTGGCGGGCATCGTAATCGTGACCGTCTCGGTGTCCGTGCGCTCAATCGGCGCGGTAGCCGGGCTCGGAGGCCCTTCCTCGCCGAAGGCTGTTACGAAGGTGTAGACATAAGAGACATCGTCTGGAGTCTGATTCGGGTCTGCCGTACCGGTTTTAACTATGGTCGGCGCGTCGGCAGGGGCCGGAACCCCCAGGCGATAACTGTTGGCCGGGTACCCGGCGTTGCCAGATATAAGCGTACTGACCGTGCCGTAGCGCGGGTAGTCGTCGCCAGTAAAGTACAGGCGTGCCAGGGTGTCCCCTGGAATGGGACCAGGTACGGCCTTGACGCCGTCCTCGTCCCACTCAAGCCAGTTGGTATCTCGATAGTAGTAGATCGACCGGCGAAGCCCACTCTGTAGGGTGTAGACCTCGGTGTCGTTCGTAGTCGGAGTCAGTCGCCCGGATTCAAAATCAATATTCTCAGCGGTCTGAGCAAACTGGTCATTTAAGAGGCGGGGGGATACGCCCGGTGCAATTCCGCTAAACCGGTCGCGTTTAAAGTAAGCCATGCGTACCTCATTTTAGTAGCAAGGTAGCAAGGATACCCGCCATGCTACAGATCAGTGTGAACCCAATCACGATTCCCCAGTGGTTAATATTCTCGATACCATCTTCTATCTTCTCTAACCGTCCATCGATGTTTTTAGACCGTTCTTCACACATCGCTTCATGGGCAGCGAGCTTAGAAGCGACCGCCCAGTACCGTTCGTCGGTAGGGGGTGAGCTTTCCAAGTAACGCTGATCAGCTGATCCGGCAGAGGAAGTGATATCCATTATGTTACCAAAGCTAATATTTGCAACAAAGCCCCGCCCCCATTGGGACGGGGCTTACCTGGTCTAATTGACCTTATTATCACCCTCCACCGGCGGCGGTGGCAGCTGACCCTGCGCCTGCTGCTGAAGCTTGTTGATCAAGCTAGCCACAGCCTCAAAGGGTTGCTTGGCAAGCGCTGCGATTAACAAGTTGCCTTCTTCCATCGTTACTTCAAACTTGAGGTTCATAGGATACCTTTTGATGTTGTACAACGCCCCATAGTATTACTCTGCGGCAGCAGAATACCAAGGGGGAATGCTAGTTATGGATTCAGAATTTCGGAAAAATCTTCTTTGTCTGCGTCTTGCGCTTCAGAGGGCAACCCTCTAACACGGCTGCTCTCTGTTGGTGGCACCCTCTGCGGCACAGGAAAAGACGACGGGTCTAATAAATCTACTTCCGGTGGGTGTTCTGTGTTACTCATAGTTATCACCAATTAAGCAAGAATTACAACGACTCGTCCACCAAACCCGTTGTTGCCGGATTTATTTGGGTTGCCACCGCCATTATTACCGTATGAGCCGGTGCCACCATATCCCACCGAGCCGGTTGGGTTTATTGGGACATGAGTGACTCCACCGGTTCCGGTTGATCCATTGCCGAGATAAACCTTATTTGCCCCGCCACCACCACCTCTACCGGTGTTGCCGTAACCACTCCCTATCGATCGCGATCCGCAAGCTCCCATAAATACTCCGCCGCCACCACCAGCAACCCAAGTAAAAGAACTTAAATCTTGATATCCCGCTAATGTGATGTCTTGCTTCACCGTAATTATCAAGTTTCTGGCGCTAGCTTCTGGCATATATACCAATGACCCAGAGTAATAACCAACCATTCCCCCGGCGGCTCCAGCACCTAGATCTGCGTTGGGACCAACACTTTGCGACCCGTGCGCTGCACTGCCTCCCGATCCTGCCCCCGCACCTGAACCGCTGATCTGCCCCGTATGATTATTGCCGCTCGAATGCCAACCTCCAGCACCGCCGCCGCCGGTGCCTCCACCACTATATATGTTTGTAGCCCCGCCGCCGCCGCCGCCACCCGCGCACAAAACAATATTAGAAGACGAAACCCCTAGCAGCTTATTGTAAGTGCTTAAAGCACTTATGTTGCTGTTGGTCTTCCACGCAAAAGATGCCCCGCCGCCATATCCACCATACCAGAGAGCTGCTGCACCTCGTCCACCATGCCCAGCCACAACGTGTATCCAATCGTTCGTGGAAAAATGCCCACTGCTTCTACTCAAAACAGTGGTTGCATAACCCCCTGCTCCGCCCGGACTATTGGCTGATGTTGCCCACGCCCCGCCAGAGCCGCCACCACCGCCCCAAGCAGTTATTGTGACTGTATTGATATTTGACGTCAGTAAATATGACGCCACAGTAACGTATGAACTCCAGTACGACAGCGTGGTTTGGTAGCCGGTCGAATTGTCGTATAGCCAGCTTGCATTATCTGCAGGAACTTCAGTTGCCGGGGGTGCCCAACCAGAAGATGGAGGTGTGCGGCGTACAGAGTAATCGGGACCAGTCGACATATTCCCAGTAAACAGCACGGAAGTATTATTAGTGGTGTAGGTGCCTGTCGGAGTCGCGTTCGCCGTGCCGTAAAAGTTTTGAATACTGATCGTCCCGCTGCTGGGCACAGCACCGTAGGTGCCTGAAGTGCCGGAAAGCACCAGCGCGCCGCTTGCGTAATACTCGCTCAAAGAGTGCGGGGTCGAGCCGCCGAACTCTCCGGCGATGTCGTTCATGCTCAGTGCCCCAGACGATGGCAACGGCATCAGTGCGCTCCCTTTAGTGCGGCGACTTTAGGTCAGACAGAATCAGTCGGAGGAGTCGGAGGAGCCGGATCGGTCGGAGTCATCGGAGCAGCTTCAACAACTGGTTGCCACGGTAACCGCTTGTTCTCTAAAACAAGCTTCGACTTCTCTTTTTCCACGACCATTGCAACGTGATCTTTTATTGCGTTCGTAGTTGTGAGGTTCTCGACCCACCCTATGATCTGCGCTTCAGTCAACTGATCAAAAGCCGTGAAGTTATTCGGGTCAGCATCTGCCAACTCGCAACTTGTCGGCAAACTAAACTTTGCCCCGCCGTCTTCGCCGGTAACGGTGAAGTTCACTTGTTTAATAACATCGGTCAGGCTGTCCTGTGATCCAACGCGAGCCGCGTTGACCTTGTAAGAGTAAACAATGGTCATTGGATTCTCCACTCAAGTAATAGGGGCTGGCACAACAGGGGCTACTGGCGCAGTGTCCGGCGCCCACGGGAGCGGCTTGTTCTCAAGAGCCAACTTCGCCTTTTCCTTCTCGACGACAAACGCGATGTGCGCCTTCGTGCCATCGAGCGACGGGTCGTTCTCCACCCAGCCGATGATCTGCTCTTCAGTAAGTGCCGCAAACGACGTAAACGAATCAGCGTTCGCATCGGCAAGTTTGACGACAACCGGAAGGTCAAACTTCGCCGCGCCGTCAGTTCCGGTCACGGTGACTTCAACTTCTTTGACCACATCGGTCAAGCTGTCCTGCAATCCCACGCGAGTCGCGTAGATTTTGTAAGAGTAAACGAGAGCCATATCAATCTCCTTAATTAAGTTTCGATTTCAGCATCTCAATCTCACGCTTGAGATTGACGATTTCTTTTGCAAGTTCAACGGCAGACACCATTGCAGCGTTGCCGTAGGCAAGAGCAAGAGTTCCCTCGTTATCTTCAGAGACAACCTCGGGGAGAATCTCGCGCATCTTTTGTGCGGACACACCAGCCTGTCGTTCGCCGCTATCGATGCGGGTGTAAGTACCAGCACGGATTCCAGCGAGGCGGTCAATAAAATCATCGGCTATCGGTGACCAGTCTTTTTTCAACCGCTCGTCCGAGTACGCGGTGACGTTTCCGGCGTAGGTGCCGTTGCCCGACATATCAAGCTGCCAGCGATTATGTCCTGCTGACCAGCCGCCAATACGCATGACGTTGTCGCTGTCAAGACCAAAGTTGACGGCGAACTGACCGCTACGATGGAACGACATGATCGCGCCGCTGCCGTTGTTTGAGTACGCTTGAAGGGGTGGGCTGTCTGATGTCGTGTTTCGGTTTGCGATGAAGTAATTCGCACCACTCCAGTTATTTGTTGACGAGAGACCGCCTGCGTAACTGGTGAAGTTACCGGCGTGTAGCATGACTCTCTCAGTACCGCCACCATGCGTTCCGGTATATATGTAGGCGGCATCAGCAATTACTCTAAATCTCCAACCGTAACTATTGGCATGGAATCCACAAGTGTCGGCATTAACCATCAGCGAGGTATTACCAGCGCCGCTGTCAAACTCAAGTCCGACCCAACCATTTCGGCTACCGGCAATACGCCAAGAGCCATAACTGGCGTTATTCGGGTAAAAATGTGCGCCGTTATGCGGAGAATACAAGCCGCTGTGATTTCCGAACTCAATCCATTCGTTCGAGTAGTTTCGCCCGCTGGTTGTCCAGCCGGGAGAGATAGTGAGGCGACCCGACATCGTCCCGCCGCCAAGCGGAACGGCGTAGCTGCTGAAGTTGCTGCTATCGAGAACCGTGCGCCATGACTGCCATGTACCGTTGTTCTTGCCGCGCAAAGCGATCTGCCCGGACCGATAGTCGGCTGCGATCTGATGCTGCCAACTTGTACTGTACATTTGTGAGTACAGGGCACCGTCGGTTGAGTTTCCAGAAAAGTTTGGAACACCGGCGGTGTAATAAGTAATTCCGTTGCTTTCAATAGTGTCGGCGTTGACACTAGAGTTTGATCCGGTGTTTCTAAAGCCCCATCCGTCGATCTGGTCAGCACTTGTCGCCGTCGCCGCGTTGCCCGTGATGTTGATGCCCCATGTGCCGCTCGCGCCGCTGCCGGTAAGCGAGGGGCTGTACGAGGTGTAGTTGCCGGCGTGGAGGACTGTATTACCGCTCCAGTTAATACCCGATCTCGTGATGCGAGCCACTTCCAAATAGGTTCCCGGTTCCGATGACTTAAAGAACCATCCGGTAGAGTCGCCTGCCTGTGCGTATTCGACAAAACACATTTGATGTCCGGGTGTGTAAGTCGGAGTACTGGTAGAGCCGGTAATATTGGCGCGGAACGTCGTCAAATGGTTGAAGTTCGGATATCCGCGTATCAATCCATAGGTATTAACACCGCCAGTATTCAGTAATAAATCAGCGTTATTTATTGTAAGCGCACCAGTCAGCGTCCCGCCGCTTAGAGGTAGAGCGTAGCTGCCGAAGTTGCTTGAATCGAGGATTGGCTTCCAAGACGTCCACACATTGCCCGATTGATCAACGGACCGGACGTGGAGACTTGTGCCTCCGTAGT